AGTTTGCTTGACGATTGACCATGACTGACCGCCACAATATATTGAGGATTGGCCAGTCTCCGCTTTTGGTGCGGGAGCGTCGAGCGGGCCACGGCCCCGGCGGGTTTCCTCCATTTCCCCGCCGGGGCGATTTTTTTGTGGACGGACCGGAATTGGCGGGGTAGTCTTATCGCGAAGTCTGATAAAAATGGGCTACGCACAATGAAATCTAACGCACTACTCAACATGACACCCGCCGAAATGGCGGCACTGCCCACAAGCGACCTTGCCGAAATGCAGGCGGAAGTCGCAGCCCTTGCGGATATGGCGAAGTCCATCAAGTCGCTTTTGGACCACGCCATTACCGAAAAATTCCGCACACAGATTGAACAGAAATATGCGGAAAAGCGCACCGGCACGGCGCATATTCTGGACGGTGATTACGATATTGAAATCAACGTCCCGAAAAAGATCGACTGGGATCAGGATTTGCTTCGCGCCGCCGAAAAGCAGATCAAGGAATGGGGCGATGATCCCGAAGAATATATCTCGATCACGCGCAAGGTATCGGAAACGGCGTGGAAGTCTTGGCCGTCGCGCCTCAAGGAAATGTTTGCCGACGCGCGCACCGAAGGCACGGCAAAGCCGCAGTTCAAAATCAGCAAAAAGGAAGCATGAATGGCATTCGACCTAGCATCAATTCAGCGCGGCTCCGGTCATGTGCCGCCGCGCATTCTCATCCACGGTGTGCAGGGCGTGGGCAAAACCAGCATGATTGCAGGTGCGCCGTCCCCCATCGTCATCCAGACAGAAGACGGGCTTGGCGCAATCGACGTGCCAGCATTTCCGCTCGCCAAAACCTACGGCGATGTTATGTCCGCGCTCGAAACGCTCGCGGGGCAGGAACATGACTTCAAAACCCTCATGCTCGATAGTCTCGACTGGTTCGAGCCGATGGTATGGCGCGAATACGTCGCGCGAAATCCGACAACGGAAAAGGGCGCTGCCGTCAAGTCCATTGAGGATTATGGCTACGGCAAGGGCTATGTCGGAGCGGTTGACCTTTGGATGGAATACATCGAGGCCATCAACTACCTGCGAAACGAACGGGGCATGACGATCATCCAGACCGCGCATACGAACGTCAAGCGGTACAATGATCCGGCCAGCGAGCCATACGACCGATACCAAATCAAATTGCAGGACAGGGCGTCGGCCAAGCTGCAAGAGCATTGCGATATTGTCATGTTCCAAAACTGGCGTGTCGCGGTGAAAGAGGTATCCAAGGACCGCAATCGCGGCGTTGGCTCCGGCGAGCGCGTTGCGTATTTCGAGGAGCGGCCCGCGTTCATCGCAAAAAACCGTTGCAACATGCCGAGCGAGATTATCCTGCCGCGCGATCCGCTCAAGGTATTCGACACGATTGCGCAGCATATTCCGTACTTCCAGAAGAAGGAGAGTTAAAACATGGTTTCCTTGAATGGCACCTATCAGGCTGACCCGAACGCGGTCAGTTCGTTTACGCCGGTTCCGGCTGGCATCTATCAGGTCATGCTTGTGAACAGCAAGATGAACAGCAAGAACACCGGCATTTCGTGCGAGTTCGATATCGTCTCCGGCGAATATCAAGGGCGCAAGCTGTTTACGAACCTGTCACTGTTTTCGGAAAACAAGACGGCGGCGGAAATCGCGCAGCGCCAGCTTAACGATATGTGCGTTGCGACCGGAAAGCTGGCGATTTCGGACACGTCCGAATTGCACGGCATTACGATGCAGGCCAAGGTCAAGCTGCGTAAGGACGACGCAACGCAGAATGACATTACCGGCTTCATGCCGCTTGACGGTGCGGCACAGTCGCAGCCCGTAACGTCGCAGACCGCGCCAGTTACCACAGGGGCGACTGCGCCCGCCACCGGCAATGCGCCGCCGCCGTGGAAGCGCCCGTAAAAAAACAAGCGAGGCGGCGCGGTGTCGCCTCGCTAACCGCACGGTGTAAAAATGGTTTATGCAGCCGCATTCGGCGCTTCGTTCCTGCACGTATTTCTTAAGGCGGTACAGCAGCGCAACGTCGCATTTCTAAACTATGCTTGGGTTCCCATTGTCTCGCTTGGCATGGCCGCAACTGAGGTTTACGTTATTGCGTCAGTCGCAATGTCTGGCTGGCACTGGGGCTTGGTTATAGCAATCGGGCTTGGCGGCGGCTTGGGTGCAATGCTGGCCATGTGGTCGCACAACAAATGGATTATGAGGCATGACTAAAATCATCGGCATTACCGGCATAGCCGGTTCAGGCAAGTCAACCATTGCCGACATTCTTGAGTTTGATTTTGGTTTCGCCCGCGTAAAGATGGCCGGACCGCTAAAGTCCATGCTTCGCGCGATTGGGCTTGGCGATGCGGAAATTGAAGGCGACCTGAAAACAAAACCGTGCGCCTTGCTTGGCGGCGTGACGCCGCGCCACGCCATGCAAACACTCGGCACAGAATGGGGGCGGAATTGCATTCACCAAAACTTGTGGGTTGATCTTTGGGGCGAAGATGTTTGCTCGGCGCTGGACTACGGAGCGCCGGGCGTTGTTTGCGATGACGTGCGGTTTGCAAACGAAGCCGCCAAGGTCCGTTCGTTCGGCGGTGAAATTTGGGGTGTGTCGCGCGACGGCATTTTGTCCGGCACACACTCAAGCGAAACTGAGCTTGCTGACATTGCGCCGGACGTGCTGATCCGCAACGGCGGCACCATTGAAGATTTGCAGGATACCGTTTTCGCGCTTATGAGGCGGTGACATGAAACCGGAAATACCGCTTAAATCCGGCGATGAATACGATGCGTTTTGCGCTCGCCAGTGGCATCTTTGGAAACCCGGCGCGGTGAAGAAAATTCAGCGCAGATATTGGAAGCGCGTCAGGCGCTGCACAAAGGCGATGTTGTCGAGATGGTAAAACTCCCCGAAAAGCGCACAGACCCGACGCTTGATGCGATGAATGCGGCGCTCGCAGCGCGGCAAGATAAATATCGCCGCCCATATCTCGGCATGTCCGCAATCGGTATGGAATGCGAGCATCGTCTTTGGCTTTCATTCCGCTGGACAACGCAGCCCAATTTTGACGCGGACACACTCAAGCGCTTCGCGGACGGCCACGCGAGCGAAGATATTATGGCGGCGCGGTTGCGTCAGGCGCCCGGCGTAACGCTTATCACGCTTGACCCGGAGACGGGCAGGCAGTTCGGATACCAAGATTTCGGCGGGCATTTTCGCGGCCATGCGGACGGCCACATAGAGGGCCTTTTGCAAGCCCCAGTCACGCCGCACTTGTGGGAGCATAAGTGCACAAACGAAACCAAGTTCCGCAAACTCGAAAAACTCGCCGCGCAGAATGAAAAGACGGCGCTGCAACAGTGGGATGCCACTTACTACGCGCAGCACGTTCTGTACATGGATTACGGCGGATACACGCGCGGCTATCTGACGTGCTCAACGCCGGGCTCACGCGAGGAAACTTCCGTTCGCACGAATGCCGATCCGGTTCACGCCTCAAGGCTAAAAGCGAAAGCGGAGCGCATCATATTCAGCGAAGACGGCAGGCCGAAAGTAAGCGAGGATGATACGTTTTACTTGTGCCGCCTTTGCGATGCCGTTGACGTGTGCCGCAAGCGCCGTGCGCCGGATCGAAACTGCCGGACGTGCGCGCACGTTACACCGCGACAAGATGGCACATGGCATTGCTCGCGCCACGATGCGACACTAAACCACAAGCAACAAGAGGCCGGATGCGCGAGTTATTTGGTGCATCCTACGTTCGTTCCGGGATCGCCGGTTGACGCGGGAACGGATTGGATCGAATATAAAATGGATGATGGCACAACTTGGAAGGACCAAGCAAAATGAAACTAACCGCACCCGCAAACAGCCTCGCCGCCGCACTCTCGGTAACGATTTCCGCCGTCGAAAAGCGCAGCACAATTCCGATCCTGTCGCATGTGTTGCTCAACGCAAACGGCAACCGCCTCACGATTACGGCGTCAGACCTTGACCTTGAGGTCACAACCCACGTCGCTGCCGAAATCGAAAACGAAGGCATTGTGACCGCGAGCGCCGCAACGCTCATGGCGGCGCTCAAGAAATTCTCAAAGACCGCCGAAGTGTCGCTTGAAAGCTCGACTGGCTGCATTGTCGCCAAGTCCGGCAAGTCGCGCGTTCAGATTTCATCGCTTGAGCCGGACCAGTTTCCGCGAATGCCAGAAACCGAATACGACGCAAACATTACGTGTGGCAGCGCGGACATTGCCCGCCTTATCGGCAAGACTATTTTCGCCGCATCTAGCGACCCGTCAAAGTATTATCTGGGCGGCGTTTATCTGCACACTGACAATGGCATGTTGTCCGCAGCGGCGACTGACAATCACCGCCTCGCCTACGCAACGTCGCCCGTGCCGTTTGAAATCACGCCCATCATCCTGCCGAACAAGGCCGCACTCCACATTCTGCGGGTACTCGAAAACACTAACTTCCCGGTTGACCTGTCCGTAACGGCGAACCGCGTTCGCATGGTGTTTGGCGAAACCGTTATTACCACGAAACTTGTTGACGACTCGTTCCCGGATTACAAGCGCATCATCCCGACCGATTTTGGTGTAACCGCAACATGCGTTGCATCCGATCTTGCCCGCGCCGTTGACACGGTAAGCATTGTTGCGGATGAGCGAAGCAATGCCTGCGAAATCCATATCGCGGACAATGTGGCGACGGTCGCAATGAGCGGCGCGAACAATCAGCGCGCTGAGGATCAGACGGAGGTCGAATGCGAAGGCCAGTATTCGATCAAGTTCAATTCGCGCTATATCATGGATGCGCTTTCGCGCATCGACGGCGATGCAATCATTGGTTTTCAGGCCGACCCGCATCGCCCCGCCGTGTTGCGCGATGATGCGGACCCGGATGCGCTTTTCGTGGTAATGCCGATCCGGGCTTGATAAATGAAACTCCGCTCGTATCAGGATGCGGCGGTTGCGTCTATCTTTGATTGGTTCGGCGGCAATGACGGCAACCCCCTCATTGTCATGCCGACCGGCACAGGCAAGGCGCTAACCATCGCAGAATTTATCAGGCGCGCGTTGCTTGCGTATCCGCAAACGCGCGTTCTGATGCTTACTCATGTGCGCGAGCTTATCCGGCAGAATGCGGAAACCATGATGCGTCTTTGGCCGGAAGTGCCGCTCGGCATATGCTCAAGCGGGCTCGGCAAGCGCGACTACCACAGTCAGGTTTTGTTTGCTGGTATTCAGACAATCCACCGCCACGCATCGTCATTGCCGCACGTCGATCTTGTTATCGTGGATGAATGCCACCTGATACCGACAAAAAACAATACAATGTATGGGCGCTTTCTTGCGGACCTGAAACGCATCAATCCTTACGTCAAAATCATCGGCCTCACCGCCACGCATTACCGCCTAGACAGCGGTTTTCTGCACACCGGAGACGATGCGCTATTCGGCGGCATCGCATACGAGTACGGCATCCGCGATGCCATTGATGACGGATGGCTATGCGAGCCAATACCGCAGCACATGGCGACAACGCTTGACGCTGGTAACGTGGCACGGCGGGGCGGCGACTTTGTGCCCGGCGAGCTTGAGCGAGCAGTTGACGTTGATCCCATTACGCAGGCCATATGCGATGAGATTATCAAGTATGGCGAGCGTCGCCGCTCATGGCTTGTCTTTGCCGCTGGCGTCAAACACGCGCACCATATCTGCGAGGCGCTGCAAGCGCGCGGCATAGTTTCAGCCGTTGTTGATGGCGGCACAGATACCGGCGTCAGGGACACAACCATTGCGGCGTTCAAGCGCGGCGAAATTCGTGCGCTTGTTGGGGCCCGCATATTCACAACCGGTTTCGATGCGCCGAACA